TTCAAGAGAACCAGAATGTGTTGATGGGCAAACCTGTCAAAGCATTTATCGAGCAAGACCACGAGGCTCACATCGCTGTACACATGGCAGCAGCTCAGGACCCGATGCTTCAACAGTTGATGCAGAACAACCCTATGGCTACGCAGATTCAAGCGGCGGGTATGGCTCACATTAACGAGCATCTTGGTTTTCAGTATCGCAAAGAAATTGAAAAACAGCTTGGTGTTATATTGCCGACCGAGCAGCAAAACAAACAAATGTCACCGGAAGTTGCAGCACAAGTTGCACAGATGTCAGCGCAAGCAGCACAACGCCTCTTGATGAAGAACCAGCAGCAGGCAGCACAGCAGCAAGCACAACAACAGGCACAAGACCCTGTCATCCAGATGCAGCAGCAAGAGCTTCAGCTTAAACAGCAGGAGATTCAGCGCAAGATGCAGAAAGACATGGTCGATGCACAACTCAAACAGCAGCAGTTGCAAGTGGAGCAGGCTCGCATCGCAGCACAAGAGAAGATCGCTGGTATGCAAGTCGGTGCAAAAACCACACATGCTCGCAACGAGTTGGATGCACGGATGCAAGCAGAAGGTGTGAAGCTGGGTATGCAAGCCTCTAAAGAACGACGTGAAGAGCGCCGTGCACAACAACCGCCAATTCAAAGGCCAAAGGAGACTAAATGAACGACCAAACCGTCCTGAGCCATTTGAAAGATAAGTTTAAGGACGAGCAAAAACTTCGAGTTGAGTTCTTAGCAACTGGCTCTGCAAACACTTTAGAAGAATACAAACACGTAGCCGGAATTATCCGAGGTCTGGCTCTGGCTACGGACATCCTTGACGACCTTGTGCAACGATTGGAGAAATCTAATGACTAGTAATGTTGATCTAGCCCAAGCTGTAGATTTAACTGCGATTTTGGATAAATCTGCGGAAGAGAAGGCAACACAATTGCCTATCCCATCTGGGTGGCACATTCTTATAACTTTACCTGAAGCTGAAGAAAAGTATGAAAGCGGTCTTATTAAAGCTGATGAGACTCGTCGTTTTGAGGAAGTGTTAGCGACTGTGTTTTTTGTAGTTAGGCTAGGCCCAGATGCTTACACTGATAAAACAAAGTTTCCTACTGGCCCGTGGTGTAAAGAGGGCGACTTTATTTTAGCTCGCCCTAATTCAGGCACTCGCTTAAAAATTCACGGTCGAGAGTTTCGGCTAATTAACGACGACACGGTTGAGGCAGTTGTCCAAGACCCCCGTGGTATTTCACGTGCATAAGGAGAAATAAATGAACCAAGTTGAGTTTGAATTCCCCGACGAAAAAGAAGAACGGTTAAAAGTCCAAGCCGCTGAGGATAAAGGCGAGCCTGAGATTGAACTTGAAATCGTTGATGACACCCCACCGCAGGATCGGGGCCGCAGGCCCATGGCCGAGCCACCAGAGGACGTGCCCGAGGACGAATTAGCTTCGTATGACGAAAAAGTCCAGAAACGGATTAAAAAGTTTACAAAAGGTTATCATGACGAGCGTCGTGCTAAAGAAGAGGCATTGCGGGAGCGTCAGGCGGCGGAAGACTTTGCCCGTCAAGTGTATGAAGAAAATCAACGACTGCAATATCAGTTGTCTGAAGGGTCTAAACTGTTTATTGAGCAGGGTAAATCCTCTGCCCAGTTAGAGTTAGAAGCCGCTGAACGTAAGTACAAAGAAGCTTATGAATCTGGCAACTCTGATGCACTGGTGGAGGCCCAACGATACATTTCCAATGCGACATTAAAACTTGACAAGGCTGAAAACCTTAGACCTATTGAAATACAGGAAAAACCCGAGTATAGTCCGCCTAAACAGGTTTCCGCACTTAAGGATGACAAACTACAAGATTGGTTGTCAGATAATCCGTGGTACGGTAACCAAAACAATTTTGACCATAAAATTATGAGCGCTACCGCTTTGGGCGTGCATTCAGTGCTAGTTGAACAATATGGTCAGGGTTATGTTGGATCAGATGAATACTACGAGAAGATCAACTCTCGTATGCAAAAAAGTTTTCCCGATTATTTTCGGAGCCAGCAAAACACTCAGGAAACCGAGGAAGAGCCCGCTCAGCAGGCTGCACCCCGTGCCAAACCAGCTACTGTTGTAGCACCAGCTACACGTAGCACGTCACCCAAGAAGGTAAAATTAAACGCTTCACAAGTAGCATTAGCAAAGCGTTTAAATGTACCACTTGAACTTTACGCCAAGAAGGTTGCAGAACAGGAGAATCAATAATGGCAAACGAACCGCGTCTCACCCGAGAGCTTGACTCTCGCTCAAAAAATATGCGTACGGCAACATGGGCACCGCCAGAGTTGTTACCGACGCCGAATCCTGAGCCGGGCTATGCGTTTCGCTGGGTACGAGTGTCCACTTTGAACACTGCAGACCCGTTGAATATCTCCGCAAAGCGACGTGAAGGCTGGGAACCCGTAAAGGCTTCTGAGCATCCTGAGCTGCAATACCACATCCCTGAAGATACAATTTCGAAAGATGTGGTTGTAATTGGTGGGTTGATGTTGTGCAAGACTCCGGAAGAGTTTGTTGAACAGCGTAACAATTATTACGCAAAACAAGCTAACGACCAGATGAACGCTGTAGACAACAACCTGATGCGCCAGAGTGATCCGCGTATGCCTCTCTTCAACGAGAAGAAGTCATCGACAACCTTTGGCTCTGGTAAATAATTTATGGAGTTTAACTATGGCTTACCCTACTGTATCAGCCCCCTACGGGCTAAAACCGGTCAATTTGATCGGCGGTCAGGTATTCGCAGGAGCGACTCGTCTAATGGAAATTGCAAGTGGTTACGCCACTAATATTTTCTACGGCGATTTGGTAAAGCGTGTATCTGACGGAACTATTGAAAAAGACACAGGCACCACTACTGCCACACCGTGCGGCGTGTTTTTGGGTGTTCAGTTTACCAATGGTTCTACAGGTCAAGTTCAGCAACAACAGTTTTATCCAGCAAGTCAGGCTATTAAGTCTGGTACGCAGATTTTTGCTGTGGTTGCAGATGACCCTGACACACTGTTTCAAGTAGCTTCCTGTTCTGGCACTACTGTTATTGCCGCAATGGGCAAATCCGCCATTGGTAACAATATTGCACTAATCCAAAACGCTGGTTCTACCACTACTGGTAACTCCGCCGTGGCGATTGACGAAGGAACACAGGCAACTACGAACACTCTCCCCATCCGTATTATTGATGTGGTTAGAGATACGGCAACAGGCGCTGACGCTTTTGTTGAGTTTATCGTTAAGATAAATGCAACTATGCACCAGTACAACAATTCAACTGGCGTATAAGGGAGCTAAATCATGGCTATTTCACGCGCACAACTACTGAAAGAGCTGCTCCCCGGCCTGAACGCCTTGTTCGGTCTGGAGTACGCTAAATATGGCGAAGAGCACAAGGAAATCTACGAAACTGAGACTTCCGAGCGTTCCTTCGAAGAAGAAACCAAGCTGTCTGGCTTCTCGGCTGCTCCAGTCAAGAACGAAGGCTCTGCGATTGCTTATGACAATGCGCAGGAAGCTTGGACTGCAAGGTACAACCACGAAACCATTGCTCTGGGTTTCTCGCTGACCGAAGAGGCCATCGAAGATAACCTGTATGACAGCCTGTCGGCTCGTTATACAAAAGGTTTGGCTCGTGCTATGGCGTATACCAAGCAGGTTAAAGCGGCTTCTGTTTTAAACAACGGCTTCTCGGCTTCATATCCGGGCGGTGATGGCGTAGCGTTGTTTTCAACTGCACACCCGCTAGTTGATGGAGGAACTAACTCTAATCGACCTTCTGTTGCTTCTGATTTAAATGAAACTTCGCTGGAAAACGCTGTGATTCAAATCGCTGCGTGGACTGACGAACGTGGACTTTTGATTGCGGCTAAACCCCGGAAATTAATTGTTCCTTCTGCTCTTCAGTTTGTTGCTACTCGTTTGCTTGAAACCAGCCTTCGTGTTGGTACTAATGACAACGATATTAACGCACTGAAGAACAATGGTTCAATTCCAGAAGGCTATACGATCAACCACTTCCTGACCGATACAAACGCATGGTTCCTGTGTACCGACGTTCCAAACGGCATGAAGCACTTTGTTCGTAGCCCACTGGCTAACTCAATGGACGGCGATTTTGATACTGGCAACGTCCGTTACAAGGCTCGTGAGCGTTATTCCTTCGGATTTTCAGACCCTCTGGGTATGTTTGGTTCGCCGGGAGCATAAAGATTGGGGGGCTTTACGGCCCCCCTTTTTCGGTATATAAAGTAACAAATCCGGGGGATTTCCCGGCGCTTACGAATAGGCCCCCCGCCTAACGACATGCAGATCGTTCGCGCTTAACTCGCATGTGAGGACAACTCAAATGGCACTTTCTACCACCCAAAGTATTTGGCGTTCGGGCGGCGGCGATCAGACTCGTACCGCGTATTGTGGCTCCGGCCTAATGGCTGCGCAGTTCTACATCGCTGATGCTTCTCCAGCTACTGCTGGCACTAACGTAGCCGTTTCTTCGGTTGCTGGCGCACCTGCTCTTATTCTCCCATCTGGCGCTGTTATCGTTTCTATTTCGGTAACTGATGCTGGCGCGGGCACTTGCGACATTGGCGCAACCGGCTACACCTCTGGCACTGCTGACAACGACTTCTTCGCTTCGGCTCTGTCTGTAGCGGCTGTTGGCACTACGTCGATTGGTTCGGTTGTGACTGGCGCACCGTTGACTGAAATGTCGTATGTGACTGTAACTGACAACACTTCGGCTTCGGGTACTGTAGCTGGTGTTATCACTTACTTCGTTACCGATCCTCTGGTTGGTCAGCAGAACGTCTAATAAGGAGGCATCACCATGATGCAAACAGACGTTAAAGGTAAGGATTGCGTAGCTAACGCAACTACTACTGTGTTTGACGGGCGTGCTCGTTTCAAAGGCATTTGGTACAGCACCTCTGGTGCTACGAGTATTGCCGTTAAAGACGGTGCAACCACATTGTTTACTTTTATTATTGCAGGGCAAGCCTCGGATGACATTTGGATTCCGGGGGAAGGCGTACTTTGTGCGACAAGCTTGCTTGTAACAATTGGTGCTAACTGTACCGCAGTGGTGTTCTATGGCTAAGTCTCCAGCATGGACGAGGAAAGAGGGCAAAAATCCCAAGGGTGGTCTAAACGCCAAAGGGAGAGCTTCTTACAACGCAGCGAATCCGGGGAAGCCGGGGTTGAAAGCCCCCCAACCGGAAGGCGGCGCAAGGAAAAAATCATTTTGTTCCAGAATGGAAGGGATGAAAAAGAAGCTCACCTCGTCGAAAACCGCAAACGATCCGAACAGTCGGATCAATAAAAGTTTAAGGGCTTGGAAATGCTAAAAGATAACATTGAACCAGACTTGATGGACAACATCTCCATCCTTGCGGGGCTGGGCGTCCTACTTTCGTGGTTACCTACTGTGTTTTCACTTGTGTCTATTGTCTGGTTCAGCATTCGTATCTGGGAATCCGATACGGTTCGTGGCCTGACCAACCGTATTAAGGGGAAAAAAGATGAAGAGCAAAGCTAAACCTGCAAAGGGTTCTGCACGCACTAAGCGTTTTGATGTCGGCGGCACTGTCGGTGCTTTGGCCGGTCTGGGTACTTTGGCTTACCTGATGTCGCGTAAGAAGAAGGGCGCAGAAGGTACGGCTGGCGAGTACAAACCACAGGGTAAATTCCCACAAGAAGATGGCGGTGGTACGTCGGGGCCCGGCATGGCGGATACAACGTCGGATAACAAGCCATTTGTTAAGCCGCCACCCGGTGTAATTTTTGAGAAAGACCGTGCTAGAGACCGTGCATTACGACAGTCAAAGGACCCTAGATCGAACTTGGTGCCTGAAGGTTTATCCCAACAGGATAAAGATACGCTGTACGAATCCGACAAAGCGCTTGTAAGAACTGATAACGCACCTGTAGTTAGAAAGAAGCCTAAAAAAGCCGACGATAAAAAAGCCGACGATAAAAAAGCCGACGATAAAAAAGTTAGCACAGATAACGCCCCTGCGCCCACAGGCTCAGATTCGACCCGCTCTTCTGCGGATGATGTAATCGGTGCGGGTATTAGGAACGCTCGGATCGGCGAAAAAAATAAGCCTTATCCAGTTAATCTCCCTGCCGTTAAAGAAGCAGAGCGGAGAAATTTTTTGCAAAACAAAGCTGGTCTTAGCGGTAAAGGCATTCCTACGCCCGGCGATAAAAACAAAACAGAAGCAACATCTAAAGTTGCTAAAGCTGTCCAAGGCACAATTGACAATCGCAGTAAAAGTATGGCGCGTACTCCAGAACAAAAAATGTCAGAAGGTGCACGAGAAGTACAAAGAAGACGCGATAAAGAAAAAGCTGAAAAACTTGGCTATGGCATCAAAAAGGGTGGCATGGTCAAGAAGTACGCCTCTGGCGGCTCGGTTTCGTCGGCATCAAAACGTGCCGATGGATGCGCAATTCGTGGAAAGACGAGGGCTTAGTAATGCCAGCCAAGTCCGCCAAGCAGGAAAAGTTCATGCAAGCGGTTGCGAACAACCCCAAGTTCGCTAAAAAAGTCGGCGTACCCGTAACTGTGGGCAAAGAGTTCACTAAATCTGGAGGCGGTGAGATGAAAGAGTCAAAGAAGATGGTTGGCAAAGAGATTGCGTTCATGAAGAAAAAGGGCGCACCCAAGTCGATGGTCAAACACGAGATGGCTGAAGCTGGCATGAAAAAAGGCGGCATGGCTATGAAAAAGATGGCTGGCGGCGGAAAAACATTAGGTATATCACCAGATATGGATGTATCTGATGATAAAGATGAATACAAAAGATCTATGCGTAATCAACGTGCAAAAGATATTGGTCTTGCTGGTGTGGCAGGCGCATTGTCTGGGGCAAAACTTGGCGCACTTGGTTTGGATTACATGGGTAGACGTAAGACTGAAAAAAAAGATAGTGTTAAAGAGAACCAAAAACAATATGGCATGAAAAAAGGCGGCATGGCTATGAAAAAGATGGCCTCGGGCGGTCTGGCTGGTGGTCACAAGGCTGCTGATGGCGTTGCCATGAAAGGCAAAACCAAGGCCATGCAGGTAAAAATGAAGCACGGTGGGCGTACCTGCTAATGAGAGCCTCGCGTGGTATGGGTGCCATAAACCCTTCCAAGATGCCCGGTGGGAAGAAGAAAGCCCGTCGGGATGACACCAACTTTACGCAATATAAAGAAGGTGGGAAGGTCAACGCTGCTGGTAACTACACCAAACCAGAACTTCGTAAGAAGATCGTCTCGCAGGTAAAGTCCGCAGCCACCCATGGCACAGGCGCAGGTCAGTGGTCAGCCCGCAAGGCACAACTCGTGGCTAAGAAGTACAAGGCCGCTGGCGGCGGGTATCGTGACTGATGAGTGTGCTGCGCGTTCGTCCTGACTTGATGTTTATTGGTCAGGTGCATGGTAAAGGCGTAGCAGTACCGCCAGAAGCCAAAGCGGCCATAGATAAGTATGGGGCTTGGTATGAGGGCAGTGGGGATGACCGATTGCCGGGAGTTAAGTACCAAGGCTCATGGGACGATGCGCTGGCGAAAGACGTAAAGGGGTACCCAAAAGAGTTTTTGTTTGTTATTTTTACAAACACAGCAGTAAACGAGCAGAAAGAAATACTCCCCGGTCCCGGTACCATTTTTGACCGGCTGCTTAAAACGCAGGGGCAGTACGGATATTTTAAGAGTCGTAAGTTTGATGCCGATACGTTGACCGCTTTCTTAAAAGAAATGGGCGGGGCGTACTTGAAAGACAGTAAGGCAGAGGCAACAAAAGAAAATGTGGCGGCTTTTATAAGCAGTGGCGAAAAGGACATGTGGGAGTCTGGCAGTACGCCAGCAAAGAAGATGGCAGACAAGGCAAACAAGCACCGAGACATGTGGCTTCTGTCGCAACCAAGAGGTGTTTATTTTGTTGGTTCAGACCACCTGAAAGACTTAAAATCGCTACAAGCAGGTAAGAGTTCTGGCGTTGAAAAGACGGACGTAAACCGGAAAAACACTAGACTAATATGAAGGCACCACAGAAAAGCTTGAAAGACTGGGGGGACCAGAAATGGCGGACTAAGTCCGGTAAACCCTCCAGTAAAACCGGTGAGCGTTATCTCCCGGAAAAGGCGATCAAGGCGCTAAGCCCAGCCGAGTACGCAGCCACTACGAAGGCAAAGCGGGAAGGGAAGGCAAAAGGTAAGCAGTTCGTTGCACAGCCCAAGGGCATAGCCAAGAAAACAGCGGGGTTTAGGTAATGGCTAAAGTAACTGTTGCTGACGAGCTGGAACAACAGCGTTCAGAAGAAGCTTTTGATAAGGCTGATGCCCGCTTAAATCAGCGCTTTCTTGCGCGTAGGTTAACTAAGGAAATAGCAGAATCTGAGGCAAAGCATAAGGAAGCCGCAGAAAAAAGGCAGGCAGCAAAAGAGGCAAAAGAACGTAAGGCTGATCCGCTGTACGACGAGCGTAAAGCAGCACGTACTGAAGCTGAAAAAGGCGCTGTTACTAAGATGGTAGGCGGGGTAAAAGTTACGGAATACCCGTCAGTTGATCCGGTCGAGCGGCGACCTACAGCGCAGCCGTCTGGTGGGCGTGGGCAAGGCGGCGGTGCAGGTAGCTTGCTGCGGGAGATGAACCCACAAAAACTGTACAAAAAAGGCGGTATGATTTCTGCGTCTAAGCGCGGTGACGGAATAGCCCAGCGCGGTAAAACTAAAGGACGGATGGTTTAAATGGCATTTTCTACAGACACAACTGCGTTTAACCCTGACCTCAACGAGATATTTGAAGAGGCGTTTGAGCGTTGTGGCTTAGAACTCCGCACGGGCTATGACTTCCGTACGGCGCGGCGCAGCCTGAACTTTTTGATTGGTGAGTGGGCGAACCGGGGCATCAACCTGTGGACCATCGAGCAGGGTTCTATTAATCTGGCGCAGGGGGTAACGACCTATGATCTACCTGATGATACCGTTGATCTTATTGAGCATGTTATTCGTACTGATTCCAACCAAGGCCCTAACCAAACTGATCTGAACATCACCCGTATCAGCGTCTCAACCTATTCGACTATCCCAAACAAGTTAGCGCAAGGCCGTCCGATTCAGGTTTGGATTAACCGTCAGTCGGGGCAAAAAGTTGGATCGAATGCGGCAACGCCGAAAGCCCCGCAGATTAATGTGTGGCCTGCGCCGGATCAGGGTACAACGCAGAATCCGTACTACGTGTTTTATTACTGGAGACTAAAACGCATTTACGACGCTGGTACCGGTACAAACATTATTGATATTCCATTCCGCTTCCAGAACTGCATGGTAGCGGGGCTTGCTTATATGTTGGCCGTGAAGAAACCCGAGGTATCGCCGGATCGTGTAATGGCATTAAAACTTATGTACGATGAAGCTTGGAATTTAGCCTCTGAAGAAGACAGAGAAAAAGCTGCGGTTCGGTTTGTGCCACGAGAAATGTTCTTCTAATGGGCAACAGGTTTAGTTCAGCTAAAAACTCGATTGCGGAATGTGACCGCTGCGGGTTTCGTTACAAGCTGAAGGAGTTGAAAAAGCTGACGATCAAGACTAAGCAGGTCAGTATTAAAGTGTGCCCGACGTGTTGGGAACCAGACCAGCCACAATTGCAGTTAGGTATGTATCCAGTGGACGACCCACAAGCTGTACGGGAACCACGCCCAGATGTAAGCTACAGACAGGCAGGATATACAGGGCTGCAGTTGACGTTGAATACCGACTTTGGTGACCCGTCAGGTGGTAGTCGAATATTTCAGTGGGGCTGGGCACCGATAGGTGGGGCAAGCGGAAATGACGCGGGGTTGACGCCCAATGCTTTGGCCCCTAGAGGTATAGTAGGTAGTGTAACGATTACATAGGAGTCTATATGGACAGCATGAAAAAAGTAGCCAAGGCAGAAGTCAAAAAGCATGAGAAGCGTATGCACAAAATGGCCAAGGGCGGCGTAACTAACGACCAGCTTAAATCCATGGGACGCAATCTGGCACGTGCAGCAAACCAGAGAGGCCGATAATGGCTAAATATTCACACAAGCAGGGCGGCAAAGAAATAGGCCAAGCTGCGGTTTACGCGGAGCCACATACCATGGACGGTAAAAAGATTACGGCGCGATCTACACAGAACGAGATTTCTGGCGTGGGCCATATGGATAGCCTGAACGTTGGCGTAGGTACAGTCAACAAAGGTAACATTAAACCAGCAAAAACAACTGGTATCAAGATTCGCGGCACTGGCGCTGCAACTAAGGGCGTAATGGCTCGTGGTCCGATGGGCTAATCATGACGTATACCGAACTGTTCACTATCGTTAAGAACTACCTGCAAAACGACTTCCCCACAAATACGTGGACAAGCGTTACAGGGGCGAATCCGCCCATTACTTCTACCGGTACTGAACAGATCAATACGTTTATTACCCAAGCTGAAGAGCGTATATACAACAGCGTTCAGATTCCAGCACTGCGTAAGAACGTAACCGGCGTAACTTCTGGCGGCAATAAATACTTGTCATGCCCAAACGACTTTCTGTCCGTTTTCTCGATGGCGGTTATCGACGGTAGCGGGAACTATGAGTATTTGCTGAACAAGGATGTGAACTACATTCGGGCGGCGTACCCCAATCCATCATCTACTGGCTTGCCGCAATACTACGCCTTGTTTGGCCCCACAGTTGCATCCAGCGTCATTACAGACGAGTTGAGCTTTATTCTTGGCCCAACACCTGACGCTGTCTACAACGTGGAGTTGCACTATTTTTATTACCCCGAGTCAATTACAACTGCGGGTGCTTCATGGCTTGCCGATAACTACTCACCGGTATTGCTGTATGGCACGTTGGTAGAAGCGTACACGTTCCTAAAGGGCGAAATTGATTTGACTGCGCAGTACGAGAAGAAGTATCAGGAAGCTATGGCTCAGTTGAACCGTCTGGGTACAGGTCTTGAGCGCAATGACGCGTACAGGGTCGGGCAGGCCAGCATGAAAGTGAATCCGTAATGGCTATCCAACAAGGACTCACAAACAGTTTTAAACAAGAGATGCTCCAAGCGGGGCAGAACTTGGCGACCGACACATTGAAGATGGCGTTGTACACCGCGTTTTCTGACATCGGGCAGTTGACCACTGTTTATACAACAACGAACGAAGTAGCCGGCACGGGCTACACAGCAGGTGGCGTAGTCATGACGGGTGTGACAATTAGCACACAAACAACTGGGCCTAATGCGGGCACGGTTTACGTAGATTTTGCTGATGTGTCTTGGCCGGGAGCTAACTTCACTGCGCGTGGTGCTTTGATCTACAACACTACGCAGGGTAACAAGTCGGTAGCTGTTTTAGATTTTGGTTCGGATAAAATTTTTAGTAGTGTAAGCAACACCGTTACGATGCCAGCAAACACGGCAACGACGGCACTAATTCGTTTTCCTTGAGGAGATAGGTATGAACAACGTAAAAGCAATTGCGGGCGACAGTGTTGATGCCGCAGTAATCAGACCCGCTACAGAAATCGAGCAAGTTCATGCTGGCGGCGTATTCCATATTCTTTGCTACGACAAAGACGGTAACTTGAAGTGGGAAGAAAAAGGTCCCAACCTTGTGGTGGACACCGGGTTGCAATACATGGTCTCTACTTCGCTGGATGCCGCTGCGCAGACGACTGTGTGGTATCTGGGTTTGATTAGCACTCTGACTTCAATCGTTGGTGGCGATACCATGGCTTCACACGCCGGTTGGACTGAAGATACTACTTATTCGCAAGCAAACCGTCCGACAGCAACATTTGGTACAGCAACAACTGCGAACCCATCGGTGCTTGATAACTCTGCATCGGTAGCTGTGTTCTCTATTAACGGCACAACCACCATCAACGGCGCGTTCCTAACCAGCAACAACACCAAAGGCGGCACAACTGGCACGTTGTTTTCAGCCAAAGCATTTACTGGCGGCGCTCGTTCAGTGATAAGTGGTGACACTCTGAATGTGACTTACACCTTCAGCTTGACCGGTACCTAATCATGAAGATTGATTTTTTCTTTGACACTCAGTACGGCAAGTTCTGCGATGCCTTGCACTTGCCGGATGACCACACACTTACTGACGAAGAAATACAAGCGATGAAACAGCAACGGGTAGACAACTGGATAGCCGTTGTTACCGCCCCTCCCCCAGAAGAAGTAGTGCAAGAACCACCGGTGGAGTGATGAATGGCAGATCGTTATTGGGTTGGGGGCACGGGTACATGGGACGGCACCAGCACAGCTAACTGGTCCGCTTCGTCGGGGGGCGCTAGTGGCGCTTCTGTGCCTACGGCGGCAGATAACGTATTTTTTGATGCAGGTAGTGATGCTGGCGGTATCTTCACCGTCACGATGGCGACAACCCCACGGCTTTGTAACGACTTCACAGCGTCTGGTCTTGATTTCACAATGACCCTAGCGGGTACGAGCATTGGCTTGACCGTTAGCGGTAGTCTATCTTTTCCTGCGACAAACTTCACCCGCACCTACACAGGTGCGACCACATTTAACGCCACTACCACAGGCAAGACAATAACGACTAATGGCGTTGCTTTTGGTGGAGCCGTTACGCTTAATGGTGTTGGGGGTGCATGGACACTTGGCTCTGCGTTAAGTACGGGTACGTTCTCGTTGATATTAACAAGCGGCACGTTTGATACTTCAGCAAGCAATTATGCGGTTACTGCTGGATCATTTACATCAAGCAATTCCAATACAAGAACAATAAACTTAAATGGATCAACAATAACACTAAACATATTCGGCACTGCTTGGGATATGACAACCAGCACTAACGCAACATTAAACGCCGGTAATTCACAAATAAATCTTGGTACAACTGGTTGCATTTTTGAGGGCGGCAATCTTACTTATTACAATTTGTCTTTTACATCAACAACAGCGACAGGAACTGGAACAAAAACAATTAACGGCGCAAACACATTTAATAATCTTACTTATGCAACGGTTTCAACGGTTGGGCTTAATAATAATTCTTTTGGTGGAAACCAGACAATCAACGGAACTTTGACGGTTACTGGCGCTAACAGTAATCAAAGAATGTTTGTTCGTTCAGACACAACAGGCACATCCCGCACACTAACTTGTGCAGCTATTGCAGCAATGACTGATGTTGATTTTCGTGACATCACAATAGCAGGAGCGCATGGCACGTTATCTGGTACTCGCTTGGGTGATTGCAATGGGAATAGCAACATTACCTTTGTAGCGGGGGCGAACAAATATTGGAACTTGGCAGCAGGCGGCAACTGGAGTGATACGGCTTGGGCGTTAAGTTCAGGGGGTTCTGTTGCCGCTGCAAATTTTCCGTTAGCTCAAGACACAGTCATTATTGAAAACACGGGGCTTAACACAAGCGCGACCGTTACCATAGATGCTGGCTACAACATTGGAACACTAGACACATCAACACGCACTAACGCAATGACGTTAGCTTCAGGCAGCAGCCTTCCTACGTTCTATGGAAACTTCACGTATGGATCAGGCATAACACCTACCGGTACAAGTACTTACACATTTAGTAACCGAACCACAAAAACATTAAATTCTGGTGGTAAATCATTTACACAGCCTATATCCATTATTTGTTTCGGTGGCGGTATTCAGCTTTTAACTAATAATCTGACTTTAGGCTCAACACTTACAACTAATTTAACGCGAGGCACGTTAGACCTGAACAACCTGACGTTAAGTACAGGCGTGTTTAGCTCAAGCAACACCAACACGCGCTCCATAGCATTTGGTACAACCGGAAAAGTCGTCCTTACAAGCGGGGGGACTAGTCTGTTGATGGCAACTGCCACAAACTTCACGTTTACCGGCACATCAAACATATCAGCGGCGATGTTTTCAACAAGAACGTTTAACTTCGGCGGGACTGCTGGAGCTACAACTTCTAACAGACTGGACATCAACCTAACATCAGGCGCGTCCACGCCTACGTTTACAGGGTCATTTAGACAAATCAACTTTACAGGATCAACGTCTAACCCCGGCGCACAAACCATCAATTGTCACGGGTTTACGCTTGCATCGGGCGGGACGTATACAAGCACTGACTTTACAACTGTTGGTAGCGGTACGCTTACTTCAACTGGCAAACAAATTGACACATTAACTGTTAACGGCGCTGGGATTACGACCACCCTACAAGATGCTTTATCATGTGCACCTAATTCTAAATCTCTATTAACTGCGGGTACGTTAGACCTAAACAACTTTACTTTTACAACTGGTGCATTTAGTTCAAACAACACCAACACGCGCTCTATAGCGTTTGGTACATCTGGTTCTATAACGCTTACTGGAACCGGTGCTGCCAATGATGAACTAGAGATGTTAATAGCCACAAACTTTACGTTTACCGGCACGTCAAATATTGTTGTTGGTGACATCACCGTGGACACTCAGTTACGTTTTGGGAGTACTACCGGTGCTACATCGTCCAATAGACTCAACATTACTCTCACCACATCATCTGATCCTAATAGACGTATACGATTCTTTGGCTTTTTTAGGGATATTAACTTTGGCTCTATTACTACAACCAATCCTATTACCGATCCTATTTTTTGCCACGGATTCACGTTATCTGCGGCCCCCGCTATTACAGCAGCCGACGTTATAATGGTAGGTACAGGTACATTAACGTATGCAGGTAATCGAATTAACTCATTAACTATCAACGCAGCCGGAATTACAACAACCCTTGCTAGTGCCGGTCTAAATGCTACGACTACGCTAGCCAATGGGACGCTTGATTTAGCTGGGTTTACTCTTACAAATACCACCTTTGCAGGAACTACTACTGGCACAAAAAACTTGACATTTAATGGTGGAACTTTAGTTTGCTCCGCCGCAAGTGCTACCGCTTGGAATAACGCACAACCTACCGGCTTTACTACCACAGCAGGTACTGGCACAGGCACTATTTCCATGACTGCTGCAACTGCCAAGACGTTTGTCGGCGGTGGTTCTACTTACAACTGCACGTTAAACCAAGGCGGTGCTGGAACGCTGACCATTACTGGTGCAAATACGTTTAACGATATTACAGAAACAGTACCAACCGCTAATCAGATCACGTTCCCTGCTAGTACAACAACTACAGTTAATAACTTCACTTTGTCTGGCTCATCGGGTAACTTGGTATCAATTCGCAGTTCTACCCCAACCACGCAGTTCACGCTCTCCAAGTCTTCTGGAACAGTAAACGCATCTTTCCTTGATATTCAAGACAGTAACGCAACAGGTGGCGCTACTTGGAATGCTTCCCCAGCAAACGGCAATGTTGATAGTGGGAATAACACGGGGTGGCTTTTTGGCGCTTTGTACGCAGTCAGTATAGATGAGGCCGCTACTGGCGCGGATGTTATTACGTTACTCTTAATTCGGGTTGGCTCAATATCAGAAACAGCTACAGGCGCAGATACAACAAACAGCCAGTTAAATGCAGTAGGAGCCGTTTCTGAAACAGCCACAGGCGCAGACGAACTCACCAATACTGCGTCACTACAACTGTTTGTAGCCGAAACAGCCGCAGGCGCCGATGCTTTCCAAGGCAACATAGAAACTACTTCGGCAGTCTCAGAAACAGCCACAGGTGCAGATACAACAGCTACAGCATTAACCCGAGTAGGTGCGGTGTCAGAAACAGCCACGGGTACGGATACAACAGTCAGTCAGTTAGATGCGGTATCCTTTATTGATGAAGGCCCATTGTTTTTACAAGCGACCGCAGCGTTACCTGTAGGCACCTCGTTTACAGGCTCGACAATATTTGACAACACTTCTGCCGGAGGCGGGCTTGCAGTTGTAGCGAACGGCACGGGTACAGGCAGTGGCGGCGGGTTTAATGCTGGCGGCAACTATATTTTATTTTCGGGGGTAAATACACGGTCAGTTAAAACCATACCCCTTAATTTAACAACCTGTTCAACGTTCAACTTCTCCATCATTCGAGGCAATGGCACCAACGGCGGAGAAACACCAGACGCAAATGAAAATATTGTCGTTGAATACAGCACCAATGGCGGAGGCTCATATACAACAATCGCCACCATATTAAATACCGCAGCAATCACAACATTCACAACACTGTCCTACAGTATGCCTGTAGGAGCAAAAACGGCATCTACTATTATTCGTTGGCGGCAAGCGACTTCCGCACAAAGTAACTTTGACCAGTATGGTATTAGGAATTTTGTATTCGGGGAAACTGGCGGTGCATCAGCCGCAGATACAACAGCATCACAATTAAATACATCAGGCGTAGTCTCAGAAACAGCTACAGGTGCAGATACAACAGCATCACAGCTAACTACTTCAGGCGTAGTTTTAGAAACAGTCACAGGCGCAGATACAATAGCCAGCCAACTGGATGCAATAACCTCAGTTTCAGAAACAGCAACAGGTGCAGACATTGAAGCCGCTACGCTAACTCGGGTTGGTGCAGTGGACGAAGCCGCTACAGGTGCAGATACCGAAGCCGCTACGCTCACAAGAGTTGGCGCAGTAGACGAGACCGCGACAGGCGCAGATACGACCGATACACAGCTTGATGCGTTTGGTGGCATCAATGAAACAGCCACAGCAGCAGATGCGCTGACCACCCAACTGGACGGGGTTGCAGTAATTGACGAGACCGCGATAGCCGAAGCGTTGGCTGTTGGCAACATCATAACTACTTTGCAAATTAGTGAAGGCGCGACTATTCTGGATGAGTCGCTGGTACGGCTTTTGTGGGAACTAATTAACGACAATCAGTTGCCGGGATGGCAGGTAGTACAGAATGCGCAGGGCACGGGCTGGACGGTAATTAACACCAACACAGGAACAAGCTGGACTGATATTGATACGGTATGATTGATCCTTTGACAATTGGACTAGCAGTTGCGGGCGTTAAGGCGGTTGTCACAGGTATTAAAGAGGCCGCTACCTTGGCCCGTGAAGCGTTTGACGAGATTAACGGCGCAGTTGAGTCAGGTAAAACGCTGGCCGACTCCATGTCGGGGGTGACTAAGTTCTTCTCCGCCGCTGGCAAGTATGAAACTAGCAGAGCGCAGTTAGAAGAAGCAAAGGCGGCACAAGAAGAGGCGGTAGAGCGGGGTGAGACGGTGGCTGACCATATGTCAGACGCCGAGTATGTGATGGAGTTGATGGCAATAGACCGGCAGATTAAACAGTACTACGCCGACATCAAGCACATCTTTATCTATCACTTCCAAGAAGCTGGGATGTGGGACGAGTTCTGGCAGCGGATGGATAAGGTGCGCTCTGACCGTGAAGCCAAGGCAGAAGCCAAGCGCCGGGCAGAAACTGAGAAACGGTTGCACGAGAAGGCGGTGGCAATGAAGAAACGCCGCGCTAGACAACACCTGATTGATAATGTTGAGATGGTGGGTGCGGGCATTGTGATTGTGGGCATCGTCTTTGTTTTCTTTTGGGCGATGTGGTGGATGTTCCAACAAGGAGGTTGACATGCTAGGACTTGACGCGCTGCTGGGTATCGGCGGCAAACTGATTGATAAGCTAATCCCAGACCCGGAACAGAAAGCCCGTGCGCAA